ATGTATCGTCGTGCTGGAAACCTGGCACGTACTTCTTTGTCTTCTAAAGGCAAAAAGAAAGAAGAAGCACAAACAAAATCTGCCAGAATCGTAAGTGCTATCTCTTCTCAGAAGGAGAGAGAAAGATTTGCTAAGATGGGTGACGAGAAGGCAAGAGACAACTACAAGGAAGAAGTAGAACAGGTTGATGAGATTGCTCCAGCAGTGATTGCTGGTGGTGCTGCTTTAGCTGCTGCTCCATATCTTTTGAAGAAGTTTGCTAAACCAGCAGCAGATAGAGCACTTGACAATGCTACAAAGAATAGCAATCTGCCTCTTTCTACTGGTGGTGGTACAGCAGACTTGAGAAAGGCAAAGCAAGCTGCTGGAATGCAGGTCAACTCTCATGAACCAGAAGGTGACCTGGTAGAAGAGGAAGGTAAGAAGGATGCTTGCTATAAGAAAGTAAAAGCAAGATACGATGTTTGGCCTTCTGCTTATGCTTCTGGTGCTCTGGTTAAGTGCCGTCAGAAAGGTGCTGCCAACTGGGGTAACAAGTCTGAAGCATTTGATATCGATGCCCTTCTGAATGATCCCATCTTCGATCAAATCACTGAAGAGGAACTGTTAGATCTTGCCTTTGACATCTTTGAAGAGATGGAGTACGAAGGTATTCTGACAGAATCCCTTGAGTATTTTGATGACATGTACCTGACCGAAGCCGATGCTGGTGCTATGGCAAAGGGCAGACTCGAAAGAAGAAGAATGGGTGCTACTGCTGAGGGTCCTGCCGCAGGATCTAAGGAGTACAAGAAGAGAAAGGTCATGGGTGCTCTGAAGACTGCTGCTAAGGCAACTAGAGAAGCAGGTAGTGCTGCTGGTGGTCGTGCTGCTGAAGCAGCAAAGAGAGCTGCTGGTGCCGTCAAGAAGGGTGCTGAGACTGCTGGAAAGGCAGTCACGGCAGCTGCCAGAGGTGGTGCTTCTCTTGCTAAGAAAGCTGCCACTAAGACTGCTGCTGCAGCAGGTGAGGTTGCTGGTGCTGCCAAGGGTGGTTTCGAAGCAGGACGCATCAAGGCAAAGAGAGAGGCAATGGCAAAGACCAAGCCTCAAGCAAAGTCTTCTGGTGACGGAGACAAGACTGGTGGAAAGCTTGATTCTCTTCTGAAGGATGTTCGTGGTGGTGAGAGCAAGCCTGCTGCTAAACCTGCTGCCTCTGGAGGGTCCTCTGGTGGTGGTTCCTCTTCTGATGGTGGAGGTGGATCCGATGAAGGCACTAAGACCCGCAAGAGGGGTCTTCTAAGAAGAGTTGGTAGTGCTATCAAGTCTGGATTGAAGAAGGCAATCGGAAAGACTGCTAGAGGTGTTGCTAACGTCTCTGGTGGTGTTGCTAAGAGATTTGGTGAAGACACTGAGTTTGACATCGTTCTGGACTATCTCCTGGAAAACGACGTATGCTCTATCGATGAAGCAGAAGAAGTCATGATGGAACTCACTGAGGAAGAGATCGAAAACATCTTGACCGAAAGAGAGATGACTGCTGCCGACAAAGCAAAGGAAGAGAAGTTAAAGAAGAAGTATGATGACTCTGGTATGAAGGCTTCTATGAAGAAGCAGTATGGTAAAGAAGAAGGTAAGAAGATCTACTTTGCTACCATTCGTAAGAAAGCAATGGGTCGTTGATAACTTCTAACATAACCTTAAGGCACCCTTGACAGGGTGCCTTTTTTTGTGTAGACTACCTTTGCTAAGGTTCAGATAAATACTATCTGAACTTTTAAAGTATATGGATGTGTGACTATGAAAATCCCTGGCAATATAACGGGTCCGATTTTGACGGGAGCTGTATTAGGGACTACTTTGGGTTTGTTTACCGTATTACCAATCTCACCAACGGGAAGAAGTACATCGGAAGGAAATACTTCTGGCAACGTAGAAAGCCTAGAGGTGGAAACAGAAAAGTTACGTCTGAAAGTGACTGGAAAAAATACTATGGCAGCTCTGATGAGCTTAATGCTGAAAGAAAACAAGTGGGGAACTCTGCTTTCAAACGAGAAATACTGAGCCTACATAAAACTCAAGGTAAGGTCAACTTTGAAGAGACAAGACAACTCTTCATCAACAATGTCCTTACCGAATCCTTGACGGATGGAACTCCTGCATACTACAATAGTAATATTCTCGGGAGGTACTACCGCAAAGATTACTTTGAGCCACTCTTAGAAGTGGATGCTGAATTCAACAATTTTAATGCTTAAAAAATTACTTGCTCCATTTGTTCTGACTATTCCTGTTGCTGCTTGTGCATACCCAAGCATCAGTGAAATCAAGAATCCTCCTCCCGTTGATGTGACTGTTAATGAAAAGAGGGCAATTAAGTTAGAAGTTGTGGAGAAGACCTGGCAGTGCCCTGGTTGCAATCCTAATGAACAGTATGTTCTGAAGGAACTGCAAGAAAAGACAAATATTTCTGATCGTAATGCTCTGGCAACGATCATGGGAAACATTAAATCTGAGTCTGGATTCCGTCCTAATGTATGTGAGGGTGGTGCTATTGTCCCTTATCACCAATGTCGTCGTGGTGGATATGGTTTAATTCAATGGACTACTGCTGCACGGTATAACGGTCTTGGGTCTTTTTGTAGGAAGTATAATTGTAATCCTTCCTCACTTGAAGGTCAGACTCGTTACATGATTAATGAGACTCAATTCCAAAGTATCCTTCCCGAGTTTGAAGGACATGGACAACCAGTTCATCAGTATATGGTGGGTGCCTACTATTGGTTAGGTTGGGGTATCAAGGGTAATCGTGAGCATTACTCTTATCAGTATGTCAAGAAACTAGTCCTTGCTTGACTTCTCAGACATTCTGATATATAATATACACATCACTTGGAGAGGTGTCCGAGTGGTTGAAGGAGCAGCACTGGAAATGCTGTTAGGGGGTAACCTCTACGAGGGTTCGAATCCCTCCCTCTCCGTTGTCTCAGTAGCTCAGCAGGATAGAGCATCTGCCTTCTAAGCAGTTGGTCGGGGGTTCGAATCCCTCCTGAGACGTTGCTCCATCTTTCCTAGATACTATGTCTTTGAAAAGGGAGCACATGAATATTAAACTGTGGTATTGTCAAAGTATGTCTCAATGGAGATGGACTTTAACTGACGGTCGTCGTACTACTTGCTGGATGGAATCAGGTCAAAGACCAGATCTCAGAGACGCAATGAATGACATCGCAACCACAGTTGAATACATGTTAGAAAAACGTCCGTAATCCTCTATAGCTCAGTCGGTAGAGCGGGTGACTGTTAATCACCATGTCCCTGGTTCGAGCCCAGGTGGAGGAGCCTTGCCACTATAGCTCAGCTGGATAGAGCAACGGTTTTGTAAACCGTAGGTCGTCGGTTCAAGTCCGACTTGTGGCTCTAAATATAAGGTGAACAAAGGGTTATGTTAACTAATCCTTATTGGAGAGTTTGCTGTATGTTGTCAACTCAGTATCGGAAAAGACTTGAGTCCATTTGCAGTTCGATTGTTGAGGGGAGAGAAGTCGGTTTAGAAGACATGATCTGGGCAGAGAAGTTAGCAAAGGCTAATGGTTCTGCTGGTGCCATGCTCAGAAGAGCAAGAAGAGAAGCAAGAAACCCTGAAATGAAAGAGGGTGGTATGGATGATTTTATGAATAAGATGGACCTTGGGGATCCTGATCCATCTAATCATAGAACAGGATTCCAAAGTGCTGACGAAATTGTAGATTGGTTTACAAGAGATAAACCAGAGGATTGGCGTCAAAGGGATTAGGCTATATAATACAGAGGTGAACAAAGTTCGTCATGAAAATCTTTCTCGATACTGCCGACACTGGAGTAATCGCAAGACACTTTAATACTGGTCTGGTTGATGGTGTTACTACCAACCCCACTCTTATCATGAAGAGTGGTAAAGATCCAGAAGAAGTCTACCAAGAGATCGTAAAGATCGGTGTCAAAGACATCAGCATGGAAGTCATGGGTAACTGGACTGAGATGCTGGAAGAGGGTCGTCGTCTCAGTAAAAAGTTTGGTGATGTTGCCACCATCAAGATTCCTTGTACTCATGATGGATTGATGGCATGTCGTTATCTTTCCCAAGACGGTATCAAAACAAATGTCACGCTCATCTTTTCTGCTGCTCAAGCAGTTCTTGCTGCTAAGGCAGGTGCTACTTATGTCAGCCCGTTTGTGGGACGACTCGATGACCAATCAGTCGCAGGACTAGAAGTACTGAGGTCTATCGCAGGACTTTATCAAGTCCAAGGAGTAAAGACTCAGGTTCTTTCTGCTTCTATACGCACTGTTCAACGTGCCGTTCGTTCCTGGTACAACGGTGCTGAGGTTGTAACGATGCCACCTAAAGTCTTTGAGGATATGTACAACCACATTCTCACTGATAAAGGAATGGAAATTTTTGAAAAAGATTGGGCAGAGGTTTCCAAATCTAAGTTTGATCCTAATACTATGTGGACTGGTGCTTAATAAATTATTCTATGGACCTATCTTTGGTCAATATAAAGTTCCAAAATACAAAGAATTAATTTCCAAACTTGAAGAGAGGTTAGAAACTTCTAGCAATCGTCCATGTGGTTGGAATGATCTTTGTAGTGTAGATGTCAAAATGCTTGATGACATCTCATGGATTCAACCTTATATTAGCCCATGTCTTAGAAGATTTTCTGATGATATCGGTGTCAAAATTAACTATCAATTAGACGCTGGTGGATGGATTTCATGCTATAATAAAGGAGGTTTCCAAGAATCACATCAGCACTTTCAAGATGTGTCTGCTGTGTTCATCATGAATTCTGGAGAAAACTTCGCACAGTTTTATTTTCTAGACAGACATAGTTCTGATTATCCTGATGCTTGGTTACGAAAAGTCTTTCCACAACAAGAATGTGGAAGCAGTATGACAGCACAAGATACCTATAGACCTAAACTTTCTACTGGTGATCTTATTCTGTTTCCTTCTCACATTTATCATGGTGTATCAGTACACAAGTCTGATATAATGAGAAAGACTTTTGCATTCAACATGTATATTCATTCTGTTGAATGATTTTTTGCGGGGTTAGTTCAGCGGTAGAACGCTATCCTTCCAAGTTAGATGTCGTCGGTTCGATTCCGATACCCCGCTCCAGGGAGATTAACTCAGCGGTAGAGTGGTTGCCTTACAAGCAATAAGTCACTGGTTCGAATCCAGTATTTCCCATATCAAGGAGGTTAAATGATCTCAAATGTTATCAGTAAGATGCAAAGAATGCAACACAGAGTTGGTTGCTAATAATAAAACACAGTCATGTGGATGCCCAAACATGACTACAATCACAGGTGATAAGATCACTGCTACTGATTTGTCTAAAGTTGTATTGCTCAATTCTGTAGATAATATTAAGAACAGTACAATATTGTCAAATGCTGACCTAAAATACCAAGAGGACAGACGGAAACGAAAAGTCCGAAAATTAAACTTCGAGGTCCGATGATCAACCTTCACCAACGTTTCAATCACTATCTCAACACGGATAAGAAAATTGATTTGCGTGATGTCAATGAACGTGTTATCAGTTATGGGTGGTTAGACAATGGTAAAGATCTGGTTGGGTATTATGTATTGACCGAGAACTATGAACTGGTCTACGATTTGAATGATCGGTTCCAGTACAAAGTACCTAGGATGTCGGTTGCCTCAAACAAGAAATGACACTCTAAATATTGTCCAAGAGGGGTTGACCAGACCCCTCTTTCCATATTATAATAACGGAGTAATCAATCAAACCAATGTCTCGCAGTTCAGTTGTCTCTAAGTTTAAGAAGAGTCTTCATCTTCTGACTGACGCAGTAGAAAACAAAGTAGATCTAGATCGTCAGCATCCAAAGATTTACAAGAAACTTTACAAGTTCTATTCTGAAAATGGTGTAGAGTTTACTTACGACCCATACGACGACTACGAAATCCTCCTTGACGCACTCTACGAGGACCTGTATACTGAAGGAGTTATCATTGAAACCAATGAAGCCTAAAGTTATTTTCGAACGTGAAGGATACCGTTTCGTTGAAGCAGGTATCCTAGAGATAAACGGTATGCCTGACTTCCGTTTACAGAAGCAGAACTACTATACTCAACGTTGGAATGACATTTACCTGTTTGATAATGGTATGCAGTGTTCTCTAGCAATGGAAGACATTGATTATGCCAAATGGTTAGATCCAGATCGTGTCCCCTGTTATGTCAGGGGTGACGATGACGAAGACACGGATGGTCTATAACAGCACTGGTCGGGATACCCCTACGAGTTTCTTGCTTCTCTAAAGAGCAAGTGGCGAGCCTAAAATACCCTCAGGAGGTTGACTTCAACCTCCTTTTTTTGTATAATAAAACAAACAGCAATATTCAATGAGAGCATTAATCACTGGTATTACAGGACAGGATGGTTCCTATCTTGCTGAACTCCTTTTAGAAAAAGGATATGATGTACATGGTATTGTGAGAAGATCTTCTCTGATCAATACTGATAGAATTGATCACATCTATGATCAACTCAATCTACATTATGGTGACCTGACGGACTCGGCAAATATTATTGCTTTGCTTCAGAAGATCAAACCAACCGAGATCTATAATCTTGGTGCTATGAGTCATGTGAAGGTGTCTTTTGAGATGCCTGAATACACTGGTGAGGTTGACGCACTGGGTACACTTCGTATCCTTGAAGCAGTTCGTCTTCTTGACCTTCCATGTAGAATTTATCAAGCATCCACTTCTGAACTTTATGGTTTGGTTCAAGAAGTTCCTCAGAGAGAAACTACACCATTTTATCCACGGTCACCATATGGAGTTGCGAAACTCTATGGTTACTGGATTGTGAAAAACTACAGAGAGGCATATGGACTACACGCAAGTTCTGGAATTCTTTTCAATCACGAAAGCCCCCGACGAGGGGAGACGTTTGTTACCCGTAAAATTACCAGAGGGTTGTCCCGAATTTCAGTTGGGGAACAAGACGTACTATCTCTCGGAAACCTTGATGCAAGAAGGGATTGGGGTCACGCAAAGGACTATGTGAGAGCAATGTGGTTGATGCTCCAACAACCAGATCCAGATGATTATGTGATTGCCACTGGTGAGATGTATTCTGTTCGATACTTTGTCGAACATGCTGCTGACTACTTTGGTATGAATATTGTATGGGAGGGTGAAGGTTTAGATGAGGTTGGCATTGACAAGTACAGTGGGAAAACCGTCATCAAAGTAGACCCTAAATACTTCCGACCAACTGAGGTTGAGCAACTTTGTGGTGATGCCACAAAGGCAAGAGAGATCTTAGGATGGACACCAGAGATTGACTTTCAAGGTCTGGTGCAAGACATGGTAATTAACGGTCAATAGGAAAAAATGACACACTGCATTACTAAGTGCCGCATTTGTGGTAACAAAAATCTTTCTGTTATTCTTGATCTGGGTGAACAGACTTTATCTGGCATCTTCCCAGATAAACCAGAGCTTGAACATAAGTCTCCTCTGCGACTTGTGAAGTGTGATGAGAAGCATCACGACGAAGTACAGACTCCCTGTGGACATGTACAAATGGAGTATACCTTTACTCCTGAAGTCATGTACGGTGAAGATTATGGATATCGTTCTGGTCTGAACCAATCTATGGTCAAGCACCTGAAAGGTAGAGTTGATGAAATTATCCAAAGATTTGCTGACAATAAGAGAGTCAGTTTGAATGATGGTGATATCGTTCTTGATATTGCTGGCAATGATGGAACGACCCTTGGTTTTTATCCAAGCACTCTCCGTAAAATCAATATTGATCCAACCTCCGAAAAGTTTAAAAAATATCAACCAGAAGGTGTAGAGATTGTTCCAGAATTCTTTACTGGACGTGGTTATGCCAAAGCAGCAGGACCCGATCCTAAATCTGCTAAGGTTATTACTGCCTTCTCTATGTTCTATGACATTGAGGATCCCAGAGAATTTTTGAGAGATGTTAAATGCTCTCTTGATATCGATGGTTTGGTCGTGTTTGAACAGAGTTACATGCCTCTGATGTTTAAGAGACTTGCTTATGATACTGTTTGCCATGAGCATCTTTCTTACTACTCCCTGAGACAGTTTTTATACATGTTTAGGGATACTGGATTTAAGATCGTTGATATCTCTTTCAATGATTGTAATGGTGGCAGTTTTGTAATTACTGGTGCTAATAAAGATTCTGTACTTTGGAATGAATGTACTGATCTGATTAGCAAAGTTCAAGACGAAGAGTTTCTGGGACAGTATCATACACTTGAAGTCTGGGAAAAGTGGGCTGAGTTGATTGGAAAATCTAGAGATTCTCTTAAGGAAATCATTGCTGGTAAGAAAGTTGCTGCTCTGGGAGCTAGCACAAAAGGCAATGTGGTGCTACAATATTGTGGTCTAGGACCTGATGATATCGAAGTAGTTGGTGATGTAAATCCAGACAAACATGGATGCTACACACCAGGAACTTGGATTCCTATCACCGATGAAGACACTGTTCTTGCTGGTGACTATGATTACTACCTTGTTCTTCCTTGGCACTTCAAGGAATTCTTTATCAACAATCCTAAGTTCAAAGGAAAAACCCTTCTGTTCCCCTTACCTGAAGTTCACACCGTTACTGTAGAATGAAAACAAGTGATGTAATCTTTGTTGCTGGTGGTCGTGGTCTTGTAGGATCCGCAATCATTCGCAGATTGAAAGCAGCAGGATATGAAAATATCCTTGCTCCCACCAGCAAAGAACTTGACCTTACCAACCAACTCAAAGTACAACAATACTTTGAACTGAATGAGGTTGATTATGTGTTCGATGCTGCTGCCAGAGTCGGTGGCATCTACGCA